CAATTTCATCTGCTGGTTGGGCTACTAATTTACCGGACTCAAAATCGACACTAGTCGCATCTTGAGCAAAGTTATTATTTAACCTTCTTGCAGATATAGCAGGTGCTACGCCATTAAACTTGTCTACTTTAAAGTACGCCATTTATTTTGCCTTCTTTTTGGCCTTTGCCTTTGCTTTTGGTTTAGCTGTTTTACGCTCAGGCTCTAAGTCATGCCGTTTTAAAACACGAAGAGATGCTTTAACAGACCCTTTAAACGCAACCCAACGGGCTTCTATAATTAATTTATATTTACTAACTAACGCTTTTAATTCTTCCCAAAAATTCTTAATCATAATTTATCCTAATGGTGATGATGCAGCGTCCAACCCTTTCCATAAGTCATCCACTTCTTTTTTAAATGTTTGAACATCCTTCTCAAACTGTTTAATCATGTCTGCCATTGCTTTGTACTCATTACGTACTTCAATCCAATCTTTTTCCATGCTATTAACTTTGGCTGTAGAAGTTGAGGCATCTGTCAAAACTTCACTTTGACGTTCTTTTATACTAAGTAATAGTGTGTCGAGTTCCGCCAGCTTGCCTTGCAGATGCCCCAGATCATTATCCTCTATTTTAGTGCGAATGGAAGCTAATTCTAGCTCCATAGGCTCTATGTCAGGTATAGATTCTATAGTATCGGTCAACGTTTGTTCAATATTATCTATGCGAGATACGAACTCGCTAGCTGCCCATATGCCGCCGCCTATAGTTGTAGCAAAACTAAACAGTATAGCTATGTAAACTCCTTTAAATTTAGTGCCGCCTACGTCTAATTCTATATCTTCGATTGCCATTACAGACCGCCTAAGTTCCCGTTTTGGTTGTTGTAATTTGTAGTCGGATTTTCGTTAGTTACATCGATTACATCTTGTACTAATTGTACAGGATCGTACAGTTTTGCGTTAATATTATATCCAGACCCCATAGAAGCTACGGTTTCTCCTGATCCATAAGAGTAGGCTGAGTACATTTCATTGATGCTAACCGGCGGTGTATCATTATAAAAGCCGTCATACACCTCTGTAGTAGCCTGTGTCCACCCTATGTTGTCTGCATTGTTAAAGAATACGCCTTGCAGAACAGTGTCAGTGGCGTTATCCCATGTGATGGTCATTTGATCTGACCAAGCATCATAGGCAACTGTAGAGTTAGTCATGTTACTTAAAGTAGCAATACCATCGTAGTTAATCATAGCAAGGGTTGAGCTATCTTGGCTTGCCCATAAGCTAGCAGTAGCTGCTTGTGCTTTGTCTTCAATAACGTCAAGCGATTGGTTAAACGTTTGCACTGTTGATTGGTCAATCTGCACATCATTTGCACGAATGTAATTCTGCAACTGGATGCGGTCTTCATCAGTTTGAGCAGTAATAGCCTCTGTATATATTGCCTCTGCCTTTGAAATCTCTGTTGCCGCGCCTGCAAACATTTCAATAGCCGCTTCCATCTGATCCATATTCTCTTCATAGCTATCCACCAGTAAGTGTTGAGCTGAATAATAATTGGCATTAGCCGTGTCTAGGATAGATTGATTATAGTAGGCGACCTCCAGAAGATCTATTTTGTGTGAGTCTGTACGCCCGGCAACTGGAACAACAAGCCCCTCTACTGAATCAGGAGAGCCTGGCACGCCCATCGCCATCTCTACCACGCTAGCCTGAGCATCGCTGACCTGTGTATTAATGTAATTAGCAGTGTTAACCAGCTCTTGTATCTCTACAAAGTCGCCAGCTGGGCGTAAAGGGTTTATATTAGGGTCAATAAGACTGCCAAAAGAAACAGCTTGAGGATAGTAGACACCTGAATCACCGTTTACTTGTGCGGAAACGCTCGCTAATAGACTTATCACTACCGCTTTCTTTATGTTCACCATTTGTCTCCCCATTGATGCCTAACGCAACATCAAAATATTCTTTGTTTGCTTCGTAATCCCTTACAAAAAGTGTGGGTTTACGCTTCATCATTAGGTAAGCATTCTTACCTGCTACTACTTTACCACCCACAATAAGGGGGCATGGCGTCCCTGACTCAAACATACTCATCCAGTTCTTGTCACTTTGGCACATCCTAGTTATAGCCGCTATCTTCATATTAAGCGTAAATAACATTTGCGCATCTTTACGTCTGTTGCACTCCTCGTCTTCTACATATTTACCAGAGCTTATGCCTATCTGTAAGGTAGATACACCGCCGCTAGTAGACTTCAAACAACTATCGTTACCACCTGACATCAGGCTTGGCGCTACTGCACTGGCTACAGGTATCTCGCTAGCACTGCCCGCACCGTTGTATTGATTAGTATTAGTAGTAGTCTCATTGTTGCTGTCTACTGTAGCGCCCTGCTGGTTGGTGTTTAAATCACCCGACTGCGTAGAGCTATTACCACTGTCTGTTTGGCTATGAGATAAACTGGGCCAAAGTAAAAGCAGCCCCAACAGTGATAGTAATAATAATCCCGTACAACCCCCAGATAGATTTTTGCAAGAAGTCGAACTTTTCTTTTCCATCATCTAAACGTTCCTTGATGTTGTCTAATCTAATAGCGCACTCAGCTTCGTGCTTCTCTAGCTTAGCTAGTAGTTCTTTAATAGTCATTTATCTAAAACCGCCTTTCTATAATTACACTCTTGGCCTGTTACATTATACTGCTCAAGTGTTGGTGTCGTTAAAGAGTATCTAGTGTGCATTTCAGCTTGATAATTTTCCATTGGCGAGCCAACCAAACCAGATGAGACTTGCTCATCTAAATCTTGAGTTCTGAAAAACTCTATAGCCGCCTGTGTGTAAGCATCGCTATAAACGTAAGCCTTGCTACCGTTAGCATCTTTGCCATATATAGCAAAATCCCAAGTCAATGTCTTGCCTTTCACTCTACCTATAGACATAGCGACTAAATAGCCGTCATCTAAGACAGACATAATAAAATTGGCATTGGCTATCGACCGCCTAGCAAAGCTATCATTTGTTGATTCTGTGCTATTAGTAAAAGCCTGTAACATATACGGTTGTGAATCCGCTATTAACCTTGCGACCTCTTCTTCTGTATTATCTCTATTAAGATGATAAGTAAACGCCATTAATAACCCCTTAACTCAACAGTCACTAAATCATCTTCAGCCCAGTTAAGAGAGTCAGTTGATGTGCTTCTTAACGCATCAAATCCAATATTACTGTCCGCACCACTTACATTTGTTGTCCCACCGTTTGACCTAGTTACTGGACCATGACCAGAGTCAATAATAAAGGCATCGGACTGAACAACATCTATTGCGCTTTGTGTGTGATTAATTAGTTTCATTGAATTAAAATAATTTGTTTTAATTTCAGCCTCATTAGTATAAGCAGTGGCAACATGACCAACAAAAAAGAAGTTAACTTCAAGATTATGAGTTACACCGCTTGGAAATCCAGCAAGCCTATGGTCAAAAATAGCTGAACCATTTGCCAAGTATTGCTGAGTAACATTAACTAAAGAACCGTTAGCTGTTTTAAATGCACTTGATATAGTATCTATATCATCATCAGTCCCATACAAACTTCGTAAATCAAATCCCACAGATTGCGAATACGAGAAAGCACCGTAGTCACAAGTGAAGCTAACCCTGCTAATTAACCCTGAATCTGCAACAGCACCAGAACTCATATCACACCAGAACCAAATATAATGATTTGATTGTCAGCAGTAACCGTTAGCTCGGCAACACCGCCCTCTGATAAGGTAACTGTATTGGCTAAACTTGCAACCGTAGAGCCGTTTAGCTTTTTGAATTGACTTGCGCTTACTCTGTCAAAGGTTAGCGTATCTGTTCCTGCATTTACAACAACCCAAGTATCACCTAAATTGCTTGATGCTGTGACATTAGGAAATTTCAAAGTAACAGCGCCACCAGTATGCACATACTTCTTGCTAATGTTAGAAGTCATATCGCTAATAGCGGCTGAACCTACTACAGTAGTTGGTGCAACAAATCCGATGTCAGAAGTAAGTGCTACTGTTCCTGTTGCTGATGGCAGGGTAAGTGTGATGTCACCGCTTGCACTTTCTTGGATTGTAGTTACAACGCCACCAGCATCTTTTATTCTCAAATCACCTGTAATTTCAACGCCATCTGTTCTAGTTACAAGTTTTATATTACCCTGATTAGACAATCGTGCAACATCGCTAAACGTACCTATTATTTCTTGGCCAGCGTCATTCTTTATTAAAACATTTTGCCCTTTGATAACTAAATTATCACTACCAGTAGCACCAGAGGGTTGTTCTATAAATGACGTTGCACCATCTGAATATATTTCTAAGTCACCGCCAGCACCAAGAGTAATCTTTTCATTATCACCCATCGTCAAGGCGTCAGCACTTACAGTGCCTGTTACGGTTATGCCGTTTTTGTCTACATCTAAGATAGTCGTAAGCGTTCCAGCAACACTTGGTCGAAAAAGAAAAGAACCATCTTCATCGTTTTCAGTATAATCTTCTGCACGACCTAATATTTCAGCAAAGGTTGAATTACCACTGTTAGAGTTTTTTGCATCAAAATGCATTTGACCTATGTTAGAAGCACCGCCTACTATTCTGTTTCCCGTTCTTGTAAATGTTAAGTCAGGCGAAGCAAGAGTGGCCGTTTCACTTGTTCTTATTTGCAACCCTGTTCCACCACCAGTGCCGTCAATTAAGACACCATTAGAAGTAGCACCAGTGTTGAGCGTTGTTGAGCCATCTACAGTTAAACCATCAGCAGTTACAGTGCCGTTTACACTTATACCTGTGGCTGTAGTATTCAACTTAGCATCAGAATCATTATTACCGATACTTCCGTAATACAGAGCTACCGAACCTGAGCTACCTGAACTAGCTACAATCCTTCTATTTTGCCCACCGCCATCTTTGTCACGGACAACAAAAGCATCTGCATCAATAACTAAGTTGCCGCCACCAGCCTCATCAATGTATGTGTGATTGAAGCTTGCGTCAGTGTAAATTGTTAATGCTGTACTGCCATCTGTTCTTAGGGTTTGCAGAGATTCGTTGTTTCCTAATCTAAGCCCATCGCTAGTTACAGTACCAGATACAGTTATGCCTGTTTCTGTGGTTGCTAACTTAGTGCCTGTTCCAGATGCTCCTTGCCAGTTAAGACTTACGTTATCAGCATCACAGGATATAAGAGTTGCATCTGCATCATTCCTTGTCTCTACGTTCTGCCCTCGTATAATTAAACTTGTAGTTCCTGATCCTGAAGGTTGCTCAATGAAAGCGTTAGTGCCGCCAGAAAAGATTTGTAAATCTGGTGTACCTCCGTTACCTGCACCTATCTTTATGTATTCGCTGTCACCTAAAGTAAGCCCGTCAGCATTTATAGTACCTGTTACGTCTATACCTGTATTAGTTGTGGTAAGTTTAGGATTATTAGCCCCATGTTTCAGTATAACTGCTCGGCCAGCATTTTGAACCTGCATTATCAAGTTACTGTTATTAGCTACAAGTACACTATTGTTTTCATCTACGTGTTGAAGTCTAAGATCATAGCCAGTGCTATTGGGCTTGGCTATATCAATATAACCGCCATCAGTGCCAGATACTTCGATAATACCGTAATCGGTACTTCCTCCAGTTGCTGTACTTTTGACCTCAAGTTGAGCGAATCCTGTAGAGCTTTTTATTTGACTTAAAGTGTTGCCAGTGCCTGCGTCTACAGTAAGAAGAGTTGTGTTACCGCTAAAAGTTGTGTTACCGCTAAAAGTTTTGTTGCCCGCTATAGTCTGGTCGCCAGTTAGCTTAACAACTGAAGTGTCGAGAGCTTGCAAGTTTATTCCGTTTACAAGTCCTGCGGTTGCAAGGTTTCCGTTAACCGTTAAAAGACCTGTACCCAAATTTAAAAGATTAGGGTCAAATATGTTTCCCATATTTGTGGTAGATATTTTTATACTGCCCATAAAACCAGTTTCAGAAGATACTTGCCCAGAAACATTTATGTGTTGGAAAGATATTGTATTGCTTATAGGATTGTAGTTAGATAGGTTTTCGTAAAAACTAGCCATTTTTTAATACCCGTTTTCGACAATGGCTGTAGAGCCAGAAGTCTCTGCCTGCCTAGCGTGACGCATTAATATTGCAAAAGATTCTTCGTACTTAGATTCCCAAATTGAGGGGTCTTGCTGTAAAAATATAGACGCCTCTTTAAGAGCGCCGTATAAATAAAGCTCTGGAGAGTAATTAAAAATAACATTAGTGGTGTTGGTGTCTGACAATCTAGGAACTACATAATAATAATTAATCTGCAAATCTCCGGTCGTAACACTTGTTATGCTTGGGAAAAATACAAGTTTTTCTCCTTTCCTAGCAAAACAAGTAGGCGTTCCAGACTGATCAGCATAGTTGTAAAGCTCGCCCAACGATACTCTGGTTAACGGAACTTTTTAGTAAAATATATCTTTAGCTTCTACATAATCA